GCGGTGATGGGGGTGGTGACGGGGCGCTCTACGGGCTTGCCGGTGATGGCTTGGACGCGGGCGGCTCCTAGCTCGGTGAGGGTGAGATAGATGGTGCGCCGATCATCGCGGGAGTAGCTGCGGATGATGAGGCGGGCCTTGACGAGTCGGTCGGCAATGGCGGTGATGCTGGCACTGGAGACGGCGAGCTCGGCAGCGAGGCCGGACATGTCGGTCTGGCCGAGGGCGGCGAGGGTGAGTAGGGCCTCGGTGGCGGTGAGGTTGAGGCCGTGGAAGCGGACGGTTTTGATTTGGGTGATGGTCATTTTGGATATGGTGTTAGGATTATGGATGCGGGAGTGAAGCGAAACGCGGAGGACGGAGAGGAAGACGCGGAGGTGAGTTAGTGGGTGGTGAGGCGGTAGTATGAGTGGATCATTTTTTGGAACCTCTCGTTGCGGTGCTCGATGCGGTGGCCGCGCTGGCGGAGGTCATTGATGCGGGAGTGGACGGCCATGGAGCCGGAGACGGCGTGGAGGCGGACGAGGGAGACCCATGCGCCGGGGTTGGCTTGCAGCTCGGCGAGGATGCAGGAGCACTGAGAGGTGCCAGCGTAAGAGGATGTATGATTGGTCATATTTTCTGCTTTCTGCTTTCTGTTTTCAGCTTTGCCTGAGTCCCCGTATTTCGGGGGCGAGGCGGAGCTTGGAGAGGGCGCGGAGGGCGAGGCGGTTGAGGGCGTGGCGGTCGGTGCCGTGCTCGGCGGCGAGCTCGTCCTGGGTCATGTCGGCGGGCTCCTTGGCGAGTCCAGCGGCACGGAGGGCGAGGCGGCAGAGGCGGGGATCATGGGCGGCTCCGGCTACCCACGAATCGGCGAGGGCCTCGGCGAGAGCGTCGTCGTCGGCATCGGCGGGAGTGGTGGAGTGGGCTGGCATGGGTGGTTGACGGGATGGGGCTCAGGTGGTGGGATGGAGGGATGGAAACTGACCCAACTCCAGCACTGGAATTTCTCGATTGGTTCCTAGCGCAGACCGGGTCCATCCGGCGGCGTAGGCCAGGTCCATCTTTTCCGGCATGGATCGCAGCGTTACCGCCGGATGTGCATGAGCGGGCAGCAGACGAGTTGCTGTGGTGGCTGAGCTTCCAGGAGTGGCGGGCGATGCCTCCGGAGGTGGAAGAGATGGTGTATGTGCGGCTGAGCTTTGCGTGGTCGATCCTGCTGGATTTACTGGCAGAGGGGACGCCAGCACCGGTGACTCTATCAGAGCGGGTGTCGGCAATACACGCGATGGTGTTCCCAGTGTGGGAGCATCAGGGACCGGAGTTCCTAGTGGAGTATGGGAAGACTGGGGCAAAGGATGGCCTTGGGAACTCTCTGAATTGATGGGGTTCATGGTTAAGCAGGTTCGGAATTGGTGGGGAGATGATGGATGGCTGCTAGGACGCGGCGGGACTCGCGGCGTCCGTTGAGGACGTAGCAGAGATGGATGGGCGTAATGCCGAGGACGGCGGCAGCGGCCGCTTGGGTCCAACCTTTGGCGCGCAGTGCGTTCCGAGCGGCTTGCACGGCTGGAGGGCGTTTAGTGGTTGTCGTGTGAATCATACGGGTTAAAGTGGCGTTCGCGTTAAGCGATGCGCTGAAATTAGACAAAACTAGACCCATTGCAACAAGATTCTGAGACAATTTTAGAATTTAATAGACGGACGGACTTATTAGCCGACCAGTCGGGTCTAAATTTGTCTGAATTGCCGGAAATACTAGGGTTTTCAAAGCCTTCGCTTTTCGCTTATCGCAGCGGAAAAAACCGCACCTCTCTTCCCAAGGGCTTTCTTTGCGCCAAGGGGATGCAATCCCCTTCTCCTTATTCCGCACAATGGGCTTCCGGGTGTGGTAGCATCCCGGCATGAGCACGGAGCAACTGGGACTATTTTGGGAATCCGAGGTGGTGACGAATGCGGATGCATCCGTGACGTTGCGGGCGGTGGTGCCGCTGTCGCACATGAGCCGGAAACAGGCTGCGCGGGCGATTGGTTGCTCGGAGTGGACGGTCTCGGATTTGTTCCGGTTAGGTTTTCTGAAGGGGTATAAGCCGGGGGCGCGGTTGCTCACGCGCAAGGATGGGAAGGCGAGCAATGCGAAGCTGAGGCTTTGCAGCGAGTCGGTACTGGTGTATAAGCAGCGGCAGGAGACTGCGGCCTTGCAGTGGCAAGAGGCGCAGTAAGAAGGGCACGGGCGGGACGCCCCTGCAACGGACTGGAGCGAGACGCTCCAGCCACCCTCCGCGTCAGTTGTTAGACGCCTTTGTGTTGGAATTCTGGGAGGTGTGAAGGGGCGGTGCAAAAGCGGTGCAAGGTGCGTGCATGTCCGACACACCACCCGCCCCGACGACGAAGAGTTTCCTGCTGAGCAAGACGTTTTGGCTACAGGTCATCGCGATTATCTCGGTGATGATCCCGCAGGGGCAGGCATGGCTGGCTGAGAACCCGGTGGAGATCATCGCGGTGTTTGCGGCCCTAAATGTGCTGGTGCGCTTTGTGACGAGCGGGAAGGTTTCGATTTTCCCGCCTGAAGAATCTAGCGGTGCGTCCGGGGGGATGGTGCCGCTAGTGTTATGGTTAGGATTGAGCACGGCGGTGGTTGGGACACTGCCGTCGTGCGCTCCTCCGGTGGGCTACCCGGTGACGGGCTCCGTGAGCTACACGGACCCGGCGACGGGGAATGAGGTGGGAATCTCCATCCGCAACCACGGATCTAGCAAATAATTTTCAGCCGGACCGAGTGAGGGCAGACGGGAGCAACAGCAGCCCGATCCATGACCCGCCCCGGCGAAACCTTTTGGAAGTAAAACAGAAAGCGGAAATCAGAAAGCGGAAATCATGTTAGTCACTCTCCTCATTATCATCCTTGTGGCATCCCTGGTGGGGATCGGCTACGGCATCCGGGCGATTGCGCGGGAGCTGGATGGGATGGAGGGGGATGAAGCGAAACGCAGAGGTGCGGAGGACGCAGAGAAGGACGCGGAGATGAAGAAGAATTTGGAAAAATGGAGGGCGGACCGATGAAGGAATTGGATGCACGCTCGATCAAGAACTTGGTGACGCTTGACCCGAAAGCGCGGGTGATCTTTCAGAACTTCCTGCTAGAAGCGAAGATCATCGCTGAGGAACTGGGCTGCGACTACGTGGGGATTTCCGGCCACCGGACGTGGGAGGAACAGGATCGATTGTTTACGCAGCGGCCTGTGGTGACGCGGGCGGCGGGTGGATACTCGAATCATAATTTTGGGATCGCGATGGACTTCGGCGTCTTTCGCGGGAAGACCTATCTGGATTCTAACAATCCGGGGCTGGCCTCCAAGGTTCACCGGGCGGTGGCGCAGATTGCGAACCGCCATGGGCTGGATTGGGGCGGCGATTGGCCGAAGTTCCGGGACGAGCCGCATTTTGAAATCGAGACCGGGCTGACGATGGCGCAAAAGCGCAACGTCTATAAAAAAAGGGGGAGCGTCTTATGATCGAGCGCGGTGCTAATGTTTTTCGCTCGGCCTGTGAGGCTGCGGACCCGGCGGCCTTTGTGGAGAATCTTCAGCCGTATGCATGGCGAGATCTTTATTCGTGGTTGCTCCTCAACTACTCGGAAAACGGAATCTCTGGAGAGGTGCTGGGGATCATGCTGGTGGAGGGCGCACGGCGATACATGGCGGCATGCCCGCCGAAGCAAGGAGGGAAGGATTTATGATCGCGAAAATGATAGGGTTGATCTCGGTGCCGGAGGAATGGGTGACCACGTTCGTGGTGGGCATCATCGCGGCCATCGGCGGGGTGTGGCTCAAGGCGAAGAGCGTGGGCAAGGTGGAGGGTGAGACATCGCGGGAGGTGACGATTAAAAACCAACCGCTCCAGATGACCAAGACGGATCGGCCGGTATCGTTTGACCAGCACAGCGCGTTAGACGCACGGGTGGCGAGGATCGAAATCCACCTGGACCGGATCGAGCGGGACCGCGCTCTCCAATATAAACAACTTTTAGAAGCGGGCAGCGAGCGGGAGCTGCGGATGACCGAGGTGCTGGCGCAGGGACTGCGCGAAGTCCACTCCCGGCTCGATGCCCTACTCACCCGCCAAGCCCCCAATCCTCCACGCCGATGATCACTCACCCGAAATGCCACCGGAGGCACCCGCTAACAGGAATGCGTTTAAAGGCGATTCTAGGGGGGGGTGATGACGAAACCGCATACTTGCCCCAAAATTCCCCACGGCGCGAATTGCAACGGGAAGAAATCGATTTGCAACGGGGTTCCCGCGCTGAGGAGAAAGGCAAACCTGAATTATGAATCCATTTCGCTCAAGACAGCTCCGCAGATCGATTTTAGAGACGCTGGCGATGGCCAAAGGCTATGCCCTCGAATCCGGCGCGCTGCGCTCCTTCGTGGACGACCTTCTACGTCCGCCGGTGGAAGCGCAAGAATGGACTGAGGCGATCAACTGGCTGGGCCTCGGGGAATACATCCGGCTCGTCCCTAACGATATGGATACGACGATGAAACAATGGTGCATCACCGAGCGCGGGAAGACCCTGTTAGCCAGCCAATAAAAATCAACGTGAATGGAAACCGACAAAGAAATCCGCACCGACGCGAAGCTCAAAGGACGGGCGGAGAGAGATCCGCAGTTCGCGGACGATCTGTGGCTGATGCGCAATCCGGGGGAGGATGGCGAGAAGCTCACGCTGGAAGCCATCGCGGCGGCGATGCCTGCACTCTATGGGTTATCTTGCTCGGTGTCCTCACTCTCGGAGTTTTACAAATGGCTGCGGCTCAAGAAACGCATAGAGTCGGCTGCGGAGCGGAGTTCCCAAGCGAGGCTTGCCCTGGCATCAGATCCGGGCATGACGCCGGAGCTGCTGGCGCGGGTGGGGCAGATGGTCTTCACGGCGGAAACCATCGAGGAGGGGAATGTGAAGGCTTACGTAGAGCTCGTGAAGTTGCAGCTTCAGGCGAAATCGTTAGAGATCAACGCGGGCAAGCTCAAGCTGCTGGTGGATGCGGCGGCGGAAGCCAAGGCGAAGCTCACGGCGCTGACCAATGCGGCGAAGTCCAACGGCGGACTGACGCCGGAAACACTCAGGCAGATCGAGGAGGCTGCTGGGCTGCTGTAAGAGGGAATAATTTAACCACTGATTTCACTGATTTACTGATTAAAGAAATGGGAAACGCAAAGGTCATTCCGGGGAAGTCCGTCCTACTGCCGTATCAGGCAAAGTGGGTCAAGGACACCTCGCGGCTCAAGATCGCGGAGAAATCCCGGCAGATCGGCTGGACGTGGGCGACGGGCTACGGGCTGGTGGCGCGGAAGGCACTCAAGACGGCTCGGTTGGATGCTTGGATTTCCTCGCGGGATGATATTCAGGCGCGCTTGTTTTTGGAGGACTGCAAGCAGTTTGCACAGATCCTGCAACTCGGAGCGAAGGATCTGGGAGAGAAGGCGGTGGATGAAAAGGGGAACACGGCCTATGTGCTCTCGATGGCGAACTCGCGGCGGATTCACTCGATGAGTTCCAATCCCGACGCGCAGGCCGGCAAGCGGGGTGATCGGGTGCTCGATGAGTTCGCACTGCATCCTGACCCTCGGAAACTTTATGCCATCGCTTACCCTGGTATCACATGGGGTGGCTCGCTGGAAATCTTCAGCACCCACCGGGGGAGCGGCAATTATTTCAATCAACTCATCCGGGAGATCCGTGAGAAGAACAATCCCAAGGGCTGGTCTCTCCACCGGGTGACGCTGCAAGATGCCCTTGACCAGGGCTTCCTCTATAAACTGCAAAGTAAGCTGCCGTTAGACGACGAGCGGCAGGAGATGGATGAGGCGGAGTATTTCGACTTTATCCGCAAGGGCGCGCCGGATGAGGAGAGTTTCCAACAGGAGTATATGTGCGTGGCCTCGGACGATGCCAGCGCGTTTATCGAGTGGAGCCTGATCGACGGCTGCACCTACCCGGCCAATGAAAATTGGGAATGGCCTGCGCCGGTGGCGGTGGTGGGGGCGGAGCTCTACGCCGGACTCGACATCGGACGGCATCACGACCTGACATCATTCACGCTCATTGAAAAGGTGGGCGGCATGTCATTCGTTAGAAAACGCATCGATTTGAAGGGGCTGAAATTCTCGGAGCAGGAGGCGATTCTCTACCCATGGTTCGAGATCTGCCGCCGGGTGTGCATCGATGCCACCGGCCTCGGGATGCAATTTGCCGAGCGTTCTGCGGAGCGGTTTGGAAAATACAAGTGCGAGGGCGTGACCTTCACCGGGCCGATGAAAGAAGAGCTGGCCTATCCGGTGCGTGCCGCCTTCGAGGATCGTATGGTCCGCATCCCTTTCGATGACGACAAGCTCAAGAGCGACATCCGCGCCATCCGCAAGGAGGTGACAGCTGCGGGCAACGTGCGCTTCGCCGCTGACCGGGGCCAGAATGGCCACGCCGATAGATTCTGGGGGCTGGCGCTGGCGATCCATGCGGCCAAGGCCATCACCCGCGACATCCAAATCATCCATTGCTAATGACCCTGCGCTCGACCATTTCCAGACTGCCGATCATCGGCCCGGCCATCGCGAAATCGATGGGCTGGCAGAATGCGATGTTTGGCGACTTGCTAGACGGTAGCAGCAAGGGCGGCGGCTTGGTGCGACCCTACGCCCGCTCGGCATGGGTGCGGAGCGCGATTGACTTCGTGGCAGATCCCATCGCCATGCGCCCGCTGATCATCACGGCGGATGCGCGGGGCGGGGATGTGGTCATCACCGATCCTGCCTTGGTGAAATTTCTGGAACGTCCGGCACGCTGCCGGGGTGGGGCGATCAACCTCACGGACTTTATCAAAGCCACGGCGGGATGGATGAAGCTCAAGGGGCAGGCATTCTGGATCATGGATGACACGTGGGACTCCCCGCGTGGGATTAAGGCCCCGCTCATCCTGGCACGCCCGGATGAGATGCACGCGATCTACGACGGGCGCGAGCTGCTAGGCTGGTCTTGGACCAATGCGGGCGGCGTGAAGGCCAGCCTCATTCCTGAGCAGGTGATCCACATTAAACTCTGGAATCCCTATGACGACGTGATCGGCCTGGCCGAGTGGGAGGGTGCGATGATCGCGGCGGAGTCCGATTATGCGGCGGGAACCTTCGCGAAAAACCTCGCAGAAAACAACGGAGACCGTGGGCCGTATGTGATCGGCAAGGGCGGCGTCTTCACGGATGAGCAAATCAAGCAGGTCTCCGCCCAGCTCCGGGCGAAGCGGGACATGGGCCGCCGTGGTGAGTTCCGCGCCTCATTTATTCCGGCGGATGTGGATATTAAAGAGCCTGCAATCAATGCGGTGGACGCGGCGTATATCTCGCAGCGGTTAGAGAACCGGAAGGAAATCTATGCGGCCTTCGGGGTGCCGCCGTCTTTCGCGGATGCGCAGGCGAGTTATTCCATCGGCTCGGCATCGGATCGGTTCCGGCTCATCGAAGATACCTGTATGCCGCTGGCGGCGAAGATCGCGGATGCTCTGGAGATGGTCTGCGGGCGATTCCTTGGCCGGGATAAGACGATTTTCGTGGCGTTCGACTGGGACTCTCATTCGACGATGCAGGCGGTGCGGGCGGAGCGGTTTGACATCGCGACGAAAGCGGTGGATCGCGGGATGCCATGGCATGAGGCGAGCGAGTATTTCCAGCTCAAGTTGCCGCGGTTCGCGGGGGATGAGGTGGGGCGGGTGCCGTTTAATCTGACGGAGATTGAAGACGGTAAGACTCAAGACATAAGAGAAGAGGAAGAGATCCAAGATCCTTTGGCGGAGCTTGAGCAGCTCTTTGCAAGCCGGTCGCAGGCGCCTTGCGGGTGCGAGGCAAAGGGGGCGGAGGCATCGGAGGAATGGGTGCGAATCCACCGGGCGCGGGAGCCGTGGGAGAAGAAATTCCAGAGCAGCATCCGGCGGCTGGTGATGGATGCGCGGGGCGAGACGCTGCGGAAAATTTCGGAAGCGGCGCAGGCGAGCAAGGCGCTAGAGACCAAGGCGGATTTCTGGGATGCACTGTCGCTGGTTTTTGATCTCTCCAAGTGGTTGCCTCACTGGACGAAGACGCTCTCGGGGGTTTCCCGGAATGCTCTGGAGACGGCGGGCTTTGAAGTCTGGACGGAGGAACTCGGTCGGGAAGATTTGCTAGAAATGCCTCCACAGCAGGTGATCCAAGCGGTGAGGGAGCGGGAGCTTGTCCTTGAGAATGCCGGGGCGAAGATCCATGAGGACATCCGCAAGGAAATCGAGCAGGCACTCAAGGACGGCGACACGCTCGACGAGATTTCCAAGCGCATTAAAACGAAATTCGCGGGCATCTCGGACCGCCGTGCGACGACCATCGCCCGGACAGAGACGACCATCGCCTACGAGACCGGGCGGGACATCCGCTTCCGGCAGGCAGGGGTGGAGTGGACCAAATGGGTGACGATCAATGACGGCGAGGATCGGCATCCGAGCTACTCAGGACTGCACAATCAAGTCCGCCCGGTGGATGAGCCATTTACGATTTACGGGTCACTAACCATGCGATTCCCCGGTGATCCTAACGGGCCACCCTCGGAAGTTATCAACTGCCGGTGCGTGCGCGTGGCGGTGCTCGGCCCGGATACCTCGGGAACCAACAACGACGACTCACTGCCTTACTAATATGACCGAAAACAAACTCATCCGCTCCATGAATGTGGAGGTGAAAATCATTTCCGAGGCGGATGGCCTCGTGGATTACGTAGCCTCGAATGCCGCGCTCGATTCCTATCAGGAACGGGTGGCGGTGGACGGCTGGAGGTTCACCCGGTTTGCGAAAAACGCGCCGTTTGTAGATTCGCACAATTACTGGAGCATCGACAAGCTGCTAGGCCAAGTGACGCATGCGCGGGTCGTCGGGCGGGATCTGGTGGAGCGGGTGCAATGGGCCAAGGACATCGAGGAGAATGCACTGGCCCGCCTGGGCTGGAAAATGACGCTGGGCGGATTTCTCAAGGCCGTCTCGGTGGGATTCTTTCCTATTAAGTATGTGCGCAACGGCGGCGATGGATGGAGCCAAGCTCTGCAAAGCCTCGGCCTCAAGCCGGAGGATGAAACTGGAACTCACTACATCTATCTGGAGCAAGAGCAGATCGAACTCTCCGCCTGCATCATCGGCGCGAATCCCGAGGCACTGGCCAAGAGCTACGCTGGCGGCTGCGTCAAGGATGCGGATCTCGCCTCGGTGGGTTTCGCGGATGATGACATGCACTTTCTCACCATCGCCGGGGCCGCGCTTGAGAAGCCGGACACCGACGCGATCACCCGCAGCCTGATCGCCCGCGAAATGGGGCGGATCACCGGCGGGCGCAAAACACTCTCTCAGCAAAGCAAGATGGACCACCCCAGCACCTCACCCGGCAAGCCTCGCGGCGGTGAGAATGCAGAGCGCGAGGCGGCGGAACGGAAGGCCCTGCTGGAAGCCCTGAATCGAATCTAATCAAAACACACGAAATCAAATCATCATCATGAAACCAAAAAACATGCCTCTCTTTGAGGAATTCAACGGCGAAGGCCAAGGCGGCGGCGGGGACTTTAACAAGACCGTGCTCGCGAAACTCGGCGGAATCAAGACCACCCAGGATGACATGCTCACGAAGTATGAAAATCTGGACAAGACCACGAAGACCGCCTTCGAGGAACTCACCGCCATCAAGAACAACTACAGCGGCCTGGATTCTGAAATCAAGGCACTGGAAGTTGCCTTCAAGAAGGTGCAGCTCAAGATGGTCCTTGAACAACGCATGGCCAACGGCGGGACCGCAATGTCCCTCGGCCAGCGCACCATCCGCGACAAGGAAAAGACCAAGGCGGCCTTCGCCTCGATCTGCCTCGCCGTGGGTCGCCCGGACATCGCCGCCAAGGCGCTCGGTGAGGATAGCTCGCCCGGCTCCACACTCATCAACGATGACCTCAGCGCGGACATCTACGACTCGCTGCTGAGCTTCGGTAAATGGTCCACTCTCGGCGTCCGCCCTGTCGGCACCAAGAACACCAAGATCCCGGTCAAGACGGTCCGCCCGATTGCCAACTTCATCCTAACGGAAGGCGGCGCGATTTCGGATGATACCAACAAAGCCGGCACCACCGTGACCCTTGAGGTGGAGGTCATCGCCGTGCTGCTCAATGTCTCGCTGCAACTCATCGAGGATGGCGAGATCGACATCGTCGGCGACGTGCTGGATGATTTCATCGAGGCGGTCAACTACCGTTGCGATTTCGCGGCCTTCCAAGGCAGCGGTGCGGCGGATGCGACGCACGGCGGCGTCACCGGCCTCTTCAACTTCGGCACTGCGGCCACGGCCACAGCGACCCGCACCACCATCGCGGCGACGAAGTATGATGACTGGCTCAAGTGCCTCACCGGCGTGGACGCTGCCGTTCTCGGACGCCAAGCGAAATGGTGGATGCACCCGTCCCTGATCGCAGCTGCCATTGGAGTCCAAGACTCCAACGGCCGCCCGATCTTCCAGACGGCCATGGAAGCACCAGCCGGTGGCATCGTCAACCTCTTCGGCTTCCCGGTCGAGATGGTGGGTGCGGCCCCGAGCACCAACGCAGCCAGCGCCAAGGTGGCGGCCTTCGGTGATCCTCGTGCGTTTGCCGTAGGTATGCGCAAGGGCTTCACGTTCGAGGCCAGCGATCAAGCGCGTTGGACCACGCTGGAGCGTTCGTTCCGAGGCCACTGCCGCTTTGATGCGGTGGGAGCCAAGGCCTCCGCGCTGACCGTGCTGACTCTGCCAGCGTCCTAAATTAATTGGAGATAAGTCCTATAGGATCTATGGGACTTATCTCCTCACTCTTTAAAAACATGGCCAAGAAAACTAACGAAGAAACGCCCGCGCTCGTCACTGTGCGTGTGGGATCGCAAGCAATTTTCGAGAACGAGCACCTGCCAGCAGGCACCGTTTTCGAGACCACCGCCGAACGCGCCGAGGCTCTCGGATCGCTCGTGGAAATCGTCACCCCTGACTAATCACCCACCATGCTCGACGCCGGTCTATCCACTCTCGACTACCTCAAGTCTCGCCTCCTCCCCGCTGGGGCGGTGGAGGGGACTGACTGGGACGATGCTCTGCGCAAGCTGGGCCTCGCGGTAGCCCGGCGCTTCGAGTCATTTTGCAATCGACGGTTAGAGCGCGTCACTGACGCGGCGGAATTTTACACCGCCCGCTCGCTGTCCATCTGCCTCAAGTGCTACCCCACGGAGGCCATCACCAGTGTGCAGATCCGGGATACGGCCGGCACGCTCACCACGGTCGCGGCGGACTACCACCTCCATCAATCGAGCGGCGTGGTCGAGTTCCGCAACTCCCCCGGCGCGGAGCTGCAATACACGCTCATCACTTACGCTGGCGGCTACTGGCTGGACGATGGCGGCACCAAGCCCGCGCCCGCCACGGTACTCCCAGACGACCTGCTAGAGGCGTGGGTAATGCAGTGCCAAGCATGGGCAGAGGCCCGCCAGATCTTCGGGACCATCTCGCTGGCCGGCATGGAGCCGAAAAAGAACGCCCCCGACCCGGTCAAGCTGGCCGACGTGGTCGAGGCGATCCTCACCCCTTACCGCAGATTTTCCGGGGAATGAATGTAAGCATCGACATCACCACGGGCGCGGACTTGCAAGGGCTTTTCAAGCGCGCTGCAAGCCTCCCACAAGAGAGCCTCAAGGCGATTGCCCGCGCACTGAATCAGTCCAGCGAGATCATCGTGGGGAATGCGATCAACGATCGATTCGTGGCGGGCAAGGGTCCCTTCCCGGTGTCGGAACACAAGCTCGGTCGCAAGACGGGACGACTCCGTCAGTCGATTTTCAGCACCGCACCGCAGATCCAAGAGGGAAGCTCGACGGTGACGATGGGATTCGGATCTAACGTCAAATACTTCGCGATCCACGAATTCGGCGGGACGATCAACCTCAAGGCACGGACGCAGATCAACCACTTCAAATTCCTAGCCGACGGGAAAGGCGCGCGATTTTCCAAGGTCAAGGGTGCGACCCACGCCCAGAAAAACCAGATCGGCGCGCACTCCTACATCATGCCCGCCCGCGCGCCCATGCAGACGGAGCTGCGCCACCCGCGCACGGCCCAACTCATCACCGAAGCGGCCACCCGCGAGATCCTCAAGGTCATCGACCAACTCGAAAAAGGAGGTGCCGCATGAGTGCAGCCTCTTACGAACTGCTAGAGACGCTGCAAGCCGACATCGTCGCGCTACTCACGGCCACGCCATCGCTGGCGAATGTGGCAATCATCGCCGACAGCGATGGGGAAACCGAGGCCCGCGTGACCAAGGCACTCTCCGGCACGATTAAAAACCGGGCGAACAAATACGGGCATGTCATCATCGTGCTCGCGCCGGAAATCACCCAGGCCGAGGCGAACCTCCCCGGCCCGCCCTTGCTCGCGAAGATCGAGATCCAGACACTGGAACACGTGCAAACCAATCGCGGACCATCCGGCACAGGACTCCGCAGCTCCGGCGCAGCCATGCTCGTGCTCTCCACTCTGCACCTGGCCAATCTCGGGGCGCATGTGATCTATGCGGATGCAAAACCGCTAGAACCTCTCCCCGCTACGACGGGGCTGGTCTCTCATGCTGTGACGTTGTATCTGCGGGCGGGTGGGATCAATCCCATCGCCAAGCCGCTGGGCGTGGAGGCGGCGATCTCAAACACGATGACCGTCTCAGGCACTCTCTCGCCGAATGCCACGGGAGTGCTCTACGAGAGACCGCCTCAATTTGGCAGCCCGATGTATTCCAGCGATGCCGACTCGACGTTTCCTTACAGTTACCCCCGCACTTATTTGTATTTCGACGAAGCAGAGCCTAATTGGGTGCTGGGGAGAGAAACTGCCTTAGGCGTGGCGGAGTTTTGGACGGGAGCCAGCGCCGACCCCACGCCGGATCTGGTAACGACTTGGGAGGCGAATCCTCCCTTCAGCACCGGCATTCCAGTCATCACGGCGCATTCCGCCATCGGCCTCACCTGCGCCTCTCCCAGCTCCACCATCCGCTACACCACGGACGGCAGCTTTCCCTCGCCCGCCAAGACTCTCTACACGACTCCGCTCACCGGTCTGAGCGTGGGCACCGTCGTCCGGGCTGCCGCCTATGTGGCAGGTATGCCGCCGGGGGATGTGCTGGAATTCACCGTGACGGAATAAAGCAGAAATTTGAAAGCAGAAAGCTGAAACCAAGAACCAAGAAAGACATCATATTATGCCAAGCATCAACCGCACCACCATCATCGCAGGGCCAGCCCTGATTCAATTCGCCTCCCAGAAATTCTGGTCCAAGGGGAACGTGGAAATCAAGATCATCAACGACCGCTTCAACGTGGACACCGCGCATTTCGGCAAGGTGGATGAGCGCTACCAGGACCGCAAGATCGAGGTGAGCTTCGAGCCGAGCGGCGCGATCACCACGGCACTCGCTGCGGTGCTGTGGCCGTATGGCGCGACCACGGTGGGTAGCTCCATCCTCACCGGCACGGATCGGCCACTCGAAATCTTCGGACGGGACGGGCGCAAGATCACCGTCCACGCAGCCGCCGTTACCAAGATGCCGACGATGCGGCTAGGCTCCAACACTACTCTGCTAGGTTCCATGACCTTCACCGGGCTGGTCAAAAATACGACCGACCCTACGAACGCGACGGCTTATTACACCGAGGCGGCAGTGACCTACCCCGGCGACACTGGATTCCTCGTCTCCGACATCAAGACCGCTGCGGCAAGTGCGGTGTGGGGTGCCTCGGCACCATGGAGTTCCTTCGTCTCGGAAAATGGATTCGAGATCGACTTCAACCTCAACCTCGCCCCGCAAAAAGTGGACGGCATCGGCACGGTGGACATGACATTCCAGAGCCTGGAGGTGATGCTCAAAGCCATCCCCGTAGGACCGGCGGCCACGGACATCCTCGCGAAAATGTCTCCGACGAGTGGGATGGGCGCAAGCATGGCGGGCGCAGACAATCTCACGGTGACGGCGGGCACGGTGGCAGTGGCGATTTCTAAACCGGCAATCACCGAGAGCGGGCTGGTCTTTGGAGCCAGTGCCAAACGCATCGGTGCCACGACATGGACGGCGACGCGGACGGTGACGACTGGCGTGGCGGATGCACTCTGCACGGTGACGGTTTCCTAAGGCAAAGCTGAAAGTGGAAAGTGGAAAGCTGAAATGAAGAGTCTCTGAAATTTCCGCTTTCTGCTTCCCCAATTTCTCAATCTACCTCATGCGAATTTCACTCAAAGTCGGAGAGACGGTCTATCCGCTGGCGGGCACCTCCGGGGTGTCCGAGCGGACGCATAGCAGCGCGGGGGATTTTCGGATCACGGCCCAGTCTGAGCAGGAACTCATCCAACTGCTGCGGGCGACCACGGCGAAGATGGTGGACCGGGGGAATCTCTCGACCACCATCTCATTTTCCACGGCGCGGCTTTTCAACACTCCTGCGGAAGCGTTTCTTTACACGCTCGATCACGACGCAGCCTTGCCACGGGCTGGAATTCTGGTGATGGAAGTGACGAAGCCTAACGGCTCTCAATACTCGCGCCACCTGATGGACGTGGTGATCTCTCCACCCGTCCGCAGAGTCATCGGCTGCACCGCGCTGATGGAGTATCAAGCCACTGGCGGCGGAATCGTCGTCGGTCCGGGGTTTGATTTGCCTACCTATACCGGAAAAATGATCGTGGCGGGTGCCTACGGAGGCTATGGCAACGGGACGTATCTTAACGACGGGACCGAATCCGGGAAGGTATTTTACTGGGTGAATTCTCACGCGATTTTCTGGCTGCCCGCGCCCAATAGCTATTGGCTATTTTCCCCCTCTGGCGGTGGGGCAAGGGCTATGAGATCTAACTCGGACGTGGCCACTCCAGATTTAGCCACCAACTGGTATCGATCTGACAACTCGGAGGCGCTCCCTGGATTTAGCATCACCGCCGAGACGGTCTAACACCATGAATATCACGCTCATCACCTCCGGCGGCAGCTACCCCCTTGCGGGGCAGTGGCCCTTGTCCGAGCGCGAGTTCTCCGGTGCGGTGGATTTCCAAATCTCTGCGGAGCATGTGGCGGAGAAGATCGAGCGAGTGAGGGCACCGCTGGCGAAAATGTTTCACAGGGGGAACCTCTCGACCACGGTGAGCTTCTCCACGCGAAGGGTATTTGCGAACCATGCCGAGGCGCTGATCTACGCGGCGGATCTGGAGGCGGAAACGCCCCGGAGCGGGGAGTTAAATTTCTACCCCGGCGGCAGTGCCCGCTATTTACAAGACGTCGTCGTCAGCCCGCCCGCGTGCGAGGTGGACGGCTGTGCGGTGCGACTCGACTACGTGGCCACCGGCACAGCAATCGGCAAGCGCCTGCCCGCAGTGAGCATTTCCTCTGCGGGGCAAGGCCTCATTGCCTCGCCCGGTGGCGGCGGGACGATGCCCGAAGAGGTGGGAGATGCGATGACGGACGGCGTGCTCTACCGCACCGTCCTGGATGCGGATGGGTTTTGGTTCGAGGCGGGATTCCTCTCGCCCACGAATGCGCTCGTCGGCAGCGCGGCGGAGGGATGGCTGGACCCGGGCGGGTTCCTGAAATTCCGCTTCGAGCGCTCAGAGGATCTCCAGACATGGGACCACCAGGTGAAGACCTGCCCGACCGGGATCGAGTCCGCCGGTGATGGCGACTACCGCTACTGGGCGCGGGCCGTGGTGCCGATGTATTGGCAAACGACGCTCCGCGACTTCCGGCTCACCGCCACGGATTACGGTAAATCCATCACCGAGATTTACTGCTATAACACCGTCATTTCCCTGCCGAATTACCCCTACGCCATGCCGAGCCAAAAGGCGACGCTGCAAGCGGACCTGCGGGCGGCGGGCTACTCCGGGGCGCTCGTCACGAGCACCAGCGGAGCCCTCACCGCGCAAGCGATCGATCACACCGTGAATGGCGGAAAATCCCTCACCGTCACCCAGTCCGGAACGAACGTGACAGCGGTATCATTCGCCGGTAGCACGATTTCCCTGCCGAGCTACCCCTACGCCATGCCGAGCCAAAAGGCCACGCTGCAAGCGGATCTTCGCACTGCGGGATACTCCGGGGCAGTGGTCAAGCTCTTCGCGGATGAGTGGAATATTTTCCTTCCAGACCGCAGCCTCACTGGCAGCTATCTACCGTTTTTCCTCACCATCACGCCGGGAGATCCATTTAAAACTTGGAATACATTTGGAGAATACCAAGGCGAGTCCCCCGGCACGAGGCGGCGAGGCGGCATCGAAAACACCCGCGACCCCGCCGGGAATCCGCTGCAAGAAGCCTCCCGCCAATTCTTCCGCCTGGGCATCTCCGCCGGGCCTAACAATCCACACGCATGAAAACAACAATACTACTACTACTCGCCGCCCTCACCCTGCCACTCATGGCAGAGCGCCAGCTCACCGTCACTTGGGATAAATACCCCGAGCGGAACGAGATCATCATTAAATCCGGGGACAAAGAGCTCGGAAACATCCTCGTCAACCCGGACGATCCGAAGCTCGAAAGCATCACGGTGACCATCCCAGACGGCAAGGTGACGCTCGTCGCAATCGCCCGTAACGTCGGCGGAGAATCCGAGCCCTCCGAGCCGTTAGTGATCCCCGCCGCCCCGGCCAATCCACGCGGCCTAAAAATCACCACCATCATTCGCACCACCATCTCTCTCCCGACACCTTAATAAAATCAGAAAGTTGAAAGCAGAAAGCTGAAATCGCAGCGCCATAATTTCCGCTTTCCGTTTTCCCAATTTCATCTTTACCAGCATGGCCGACGGCAAGAACATCGAGATCAAAATCGCCGCGACCGGCGGAAGTGAAGCCGCTTCAGAGCTGGCCAAGCCGAAGCAGGGGATTGACTCCTTGATCGTCTCCGAAGAGGGACTGGCCGCGAAACGGGCGGGATTCCTCAGTGCCGCCGAAGCCGAAGTCGCGGAAATCAATCGCGAGACCGCAGCGCTGGACCGAGCGGAGAAGGAGCTGAATAAATACAAGACCGCGCAGGCTGTCGCGGCGGTGGCCATTTCCAAAACCGGCACGGTCTTAAAGGACCACACGGACAGCCAAAATAAAGTCACCCAAGGGGGCATGCAAATGAGGACCAACATGCAAAATGTCGGCTACCAGGTGCAGGACTTGGCGGTGCAGATCGGGAGTGGCACCTCGGCCTTCCGGGCGATGGGGCAGCAGCTGCCCCAACTCCTCAGTGGCTTCGGGCCGTGGGGGATCGCGCTGGGCACGATTTCCGCCATCGCGCTGCCGTTGGGAGCCGCGCTATTTAACATGGCGGATGCCACCGAGGAACTCGGGGATGCGACGGCAGATGCCGTTGAGGAGGCTGTGAAAATGGCTCGTGAGCAGGCAAACTCACTGGAGGTGGAGCAACAATCGCTGGAGCGAAAGGCGGAGTTGGCAGAGATCCTCCGGGAGGTGACCGTGGTGCAGTATGGCTTCAACGAGAGTCTGCAAAAGGGACTGGATATCCTCAAGGAGACTCAGACGTTGGAAAATGAAGTCGCGGCAGCAAAAGGACAACTCGCCATCGAAAAGGTAGGAGATGATCCGGTGGCGAAAGAGCAGGAAACGAACAAGGTCCGCAAAGAGGCGCAAGACCGGGAACTGCGCCAAATCGAAGACCGCAAGAAGGCGGCAAACGACATCATCGTCCGGAAGGGAGCTCAGGAGTTAGGAGTGGGAGAAGCGGGAGATGCTGCCGCTAAAAGACTGCGGGACGAAGCCGCAGCGGCGGGGGCCAGTGCGCTCGAAAAAGAGCAGCTCGCAAAAACTCAGGCGGCAATCGCCACCGAGAAGGGGGATTTCGCGAAAAATGCACCTATCGGCGGACCACGCGCCCAGGCACAAATCGAAGCGGATAAAGCGCGGGCGGTGCAACTGGCCGCGGAGAAAGAAGCCCTCTCCGCCCGCGCAAAGGAAAAGGATCTCAACTCACAAGCAGGCACCGTGGAGACCACCACCGCCTCCGAGGTGAAGCGACTGCAAGCCGAAGCTCAAAAACTCTTCGACGAGGTGAACAAAGGAGACCGCGAAAGCGAGTCCAAACGGCAAGTTTTCGGAGCGCGAAATGAACAGGGAGACCTCCGTGAATCCCGCCTGCAAAAACAAGCGGAGGAGAAGCGCAAGAAAGCGGAAGATGCCGAGGCTAAAAAAGCAGCCTCTGCTACGAAAGCAGCCTCTGCTACGGAGAAAAAGAATCAATCCGCCGCCAGCACCGCCCGCAGTGCGGAGGGACTCATCCCTAAAGGAGCCTCCGAAAAGTTCCGCAAAGATTTCCAAAAAGTCTCCGATGGACTCCAAGATGGCGACCAGGGCGGTGAAGTGGCGAAGATGCTTTCCATGATCGAATCCCTCGCCAACGCCGTGGAGAAAAAAGGCACCGATAAAGGCTTAGCGCGGAGACTCGACCAGATGGAACAACGTATCAGAAACCTCGGCAAATGAGCACATGGCTAATCAACAACCAATCCCCCGAATACTGGGGCCTCACCCTCGTGAGCTGGCAAATGAACGGCGGGCGTGCAAGCAGCGTGCAACTGTCCCGCAACATCGATTTCGACGCGGTCGAAAGTTTTGAATACGGAGATACCGTCACGATCAAGCGAGACGGCAGCGCATGGTTCCAAGGCAAGGTCCGGGCCATCCCCAAGAGCGGCAGCGCCAGCACTGAGGGGCAGGACTACCTCGTCGAGGACGCATGGGCGGAGCTCGAACGGCTCACCTATCAGGAACCATGGGGGACGAAACAAGCTCCCGATGCCGCAAACCCGACCGGAGAATACTACGTCTACACCCCCACGGTGATCCTTGGGATGGACTCGAGCGGTGCCAAGCTCAACGTCGGACAGCAGATCGCCGAGGTGCTCACTTTCGCGGCGTCTCAAGGGGTCGCGCTGCAAGTGGGAACCATGCCTTCCGGGATGACCCTATGGCCCTCCGAAGTCGTCGGCCAATCGTGCGCGTCGATCATCCGTGATTGCCTGAAATACTACCCCGACTGGATACCGTGGATCGATCACACGACGATGGTCAGCGGCACGATAGTTCCGACATTCAACGTCACGCCTCGTGCGAGTGCCGCCTCAGTGACCCTCGCCGTGACGCAATGCGAAGACCTCTCCGTGACGCGGAAACAAGACCGCGTGCCTGACGGCGTGCGAATCTGCTACGTGACGGCCAATATCACCGACGATGGAAGTGGTGACCCGGCGGTATTTCGGACGCTGGTGATTGACCAATATCCCACGGTCTCACTGGCGGCCCTGAAGGCACCCGCTGGCCCCGGCATCCTCGTAACGACGCTGGAGCTGGCAGGGAGCCAGATGCAGATCCAAAAGCAGCAGATCCAGACGCGCCTGCTCCCGGAAGAGGGAGCCTCCACCGCCGCCAAAAAAGCCTACCTCAAGCTCAAATTCCCGGTCCTCAAGGACATCGCGGACAGCAAGATCGACATCGATGACTGGACCACGAGCGTGATCCCCAGCGAGGATGACGAGGCGGATGCGATTGACGGTAAAATCCCACGGGTGCCGGGTGAGGATCGGGGCGATTTACCGCGTGAGCTCGTCAAGGGGACGGTGACGGAATGGATGCAAAAAAAAGTAGGCCGAGTGCTGGTGGAAATGACCGTCGTCGCCGACAGCTCAGCGAGTGAGGAAGAGAAGAAAAAGATCGAGTCTCTGCCGCCTCATTTCAGCGTCACAGCGACCAATGCCACCACCAAAATTTACCGTGGCGTCAGCTCATACACCGCCGGTGACGCGAGGCCCGCTGGCATCGCTCAAGCCTACTATCAAACATTGATCAATGGTTGCGACTTCGAGGGGCAAATCGTCCTCAAAGGGGAAGAGCTGCCGGGCACGAATTTCCACGGGAAAACACTCAATTTGAGCGGGGCGAACTCACGCACCGGCTGGGCGAGCATGGGCGCGCCGATCCACAGCGTGACGCAGGATTTACGAACCGGGAGCACGGTCATTTCATTCGGGCCGAATCCCGACTACTCGGTGCAAGATTTCCTCGAATTTCTCAAGCTCCTAAACAAACGACCCTACAACGAATACACCATCGAAGAGCGCGATGGGAATGAGTTCGGATCGAATGCCGGCCGGAGTGCCAGAGGCGACTCAGTCGGCCCCTACGACGTGCCGGAAACGATCACCGGCGGTGGGAGCGGTGGGGGCGGCGAAACTTTTTCTCACCCGTTTAAAATCACCACCTCCAAAGTCGATGGGGTCGCAAAATATCGGGTCTCCAAGGGGAGCATCATTTACGGGACAAACGGCGCGGCATTCACGATCCCGGGCACGACATTCGACACGGACCAGACGGCGACGGCAGGCTATGTCGTGCTCTCCGTGAGCGTCGCCGCCGGACCCGAGCTGGACACCGGCTCGGCCTCGTGGGCTCTCAGCATTGTGACATCCGCCCCCCAAGAAGTCACGATGGACTCCGCCACGCCTCCCGCGCAAAACTCACTCAAGCTCCTGCTCGGGAAAATCACGGTGGATACGACAACCGGAGTGGCCACCGCATGGCAGGCGTGGACATCCTCCGCCCGCGTGGTGCATGCCATCCTCAACGGCGTGGAGGTCTTAGTGCTGGAAGCTGCCCCGACTCATCCAACCATCATCTAAAATCATGGGTAAGCGCATCTCCTCACACTCGCGGCACCGATTTGATTTCCCCGTGGGACGCGGGAAGGTGACCGACTCCACGGCCATGGATAAGACCGGCTGGGCAGGACCATTCACCCGCGCCCAACTGGTGGAATTACTCTGGCGGGCGGAGGAAATACGGATCACGGCGACAGGCAACTACGAATACGTGTTTTCGGATTTGGAAGGGGCGGTGCCTTTAACAGGCACGCTGTCACTCGACGTGCTGATGACCCGCGTGCATACGGTGCCTTCAACAGGCACCGCACCCGGCGACGAGGTGGACGTTTTTAGGAGCCTGATGACATCTAACTACGGACAGTTCGAAGCTGAGTGGAAAGGCTCTGCGGCTGGGGGATCTGGGGGGATGTATATCCGCCTCGGCGCAGACGGACTCCTTAAAGATGCAGTGGGCTGGTGGCTCACCCCCGGTTACGGCGGCTACTCGCAAACCACCTGCGGGGCGATCAAAAGCAAGACGCTGGAATGGGGGGCGGGTGGCGACGAGGAAACAGGGACGTGGGATGCTGGATCGGCCATCGTCGATCTCAGGGTCAATCTCTCGACCACAGAATCCGGCACCATGGCTGCGGCGCTCAACCTCGGTGGGGGCCTCGTACCGTTCCCGCTACAAACGAGCTGCGACGGCGGCTCGGTGAGTGCAGTGAGCATCCAAATCACCAAATGGTTCGAGTATGCGACCAGCACCGGAGCCGCTGCATGGAATGCCTCCACCGGAGCACCCGCCAACGGCGGCCCAAGCGCGTGATGGTGCCACAGCAGCCCGGCGGACCACTATTGCATGGGCACCGCACTACCCCTGCACCCCAAGTGCAAGCACTCCGAAAGCTCCCCACCACCATCCCAGCCAGCTACAAAATCGCCACAAAATCCTAGTTTTTATCAAATAGGCGTCCCTTTTTCTCAACTCGCGTGTCGCTTACATCATCGAAGACCCCAGGCTGCA